CGTGGCGGTATAAACCATTTGTCGCCACCGTTCTCGCTTATGGGGGGGCCTAGAACGCCTAACTCATTCCAAGCCGCAATCTGGGCAAGGGTAGCAGCGCCATCAACGGTCTGCGAGCCGACATCCTCGGTTATGCCAACTTTCACGCACATGGATTTTAGCTTTTCAGTTTCCTTAAAGATTGCGTCCAATCCCATGTCGGTGTCGGTATGCCCCTGCTCCATGATTTATTCCTTATTCCGCAGGGTTTTCAAAAGTCGGAATAACCTCGCTTTCCGTTGCGGCTGCGCCCTCGGTAGTACCAGCAGGTACCGGTGCCGGAGCATCAGACGTAACTTCCTCACCAATAATCAACAATCCTTTTTCAAGGAGAGACGCGCCGTAAGGGTCTTTTTTCAGGGCTTTCAATTCGCGCTCGGTTATTACACCCTCTTTTTTGTCGAGCGTTATTCCCGCGACCTTCTGCGGCTGGTTGACTTTGGTAGTGTAGTTATATTTTTTTTCTCCCATGATAGTTCTCCTTATTGCCGTGGTCTGCGAAGCCCGGCAGAATTAACGCCCATAGTTGGACGTGCTTTCATAATTCCGATCAGCAATTTTCCGTATTTAGTTGTGTCTAATCCGCTGGTGCTGGTTTCGGTAGGTTGATTTTGAGCGAAGGTTACGGAAAGGCCACCTTCGCTCATGCTGGCTATTTGCCCCATGCCCAACGCGCCATTACTGCTGTTCCCGCCACCGGTGATTGTGAAAAGGTGGCAAGCCCTGTACGCGACAGCGTAAGAATACAGCGTCCCAAAAAAGCCTCTGTCCGTTAGTTCGATAGCCATTTGTAGAAATACTTCCAGTTCAGGGCTACCGAACAATTCCGGACAGATGCTTTGGATTATCTGGCGAGCGTCAAGTGCCATAGGTTAATTGCCTTCACCCCTTGAGCCGTCAAAGTCAGGAATAGGATCATCGTCATCGGTGTCGTCATCATCGTCACCGCTGCCGGTATCATCGCCGGTGAGGTCATCGGTGTTGCCGGTCTTTTCGGGCTTTGTAGGTTTGCCGGATCCGTCCTCGTTTGTGGTGCTGCCCTTGAGGTCGTCAAGGTTGACATCGTCATTCTTGATATCATCCGGCTCAACCTTGAGTTGCCGCATACGTTTTGAAACCACAAGCAGCAGTTCGTCAGGCAGTTCCTGATTAAACCACTTCTTGAGCGTCTTGGGGTCTTGGCAACCTTCGATGATCAACCTTGCGGTTTTGACCGGCACATCTTTCAGGGACTTGGCTTTCTGGTCTTTTCCCTTCGCGCCGGATTTTGCCGGAGTATCAATTACCACAATTTCTTTTCCGATAAGGTCTTTAATGTGCGGCTTTACGGCCTCCCATTCCTTATCGTTAATTTCATTTGTGCCGGGCCGCAGCATGATTGTGTCATTGTCAAAGGTGTATCCCTCGCCATTTTTCTTGAAAGGCAGTAAGGGAATAATTTTTATGTGCGGATTTTTCGGAGAGTATTTAACAAACATCTGTGGCCTCCTTATACTCCGTCCGCATAGGCGAATGCCTGCGGGTAATAGATCAATACCCCTGCGGTTGAGGACTGGCAGGGAATGGTGTATGTACCGCCTTTATGCTCAATATCCAGTTGCTCAAAGTAGGTTACGATCTGGTTCTCGATGTGGTCGGAATCGATCTTCCCAATGAATACACGATTCCTGCCACCCGCGCCGATGCCGGTAAGTTCATTGAGCCAGTCGATTTTCCTGATCTGCGGGAAGTTATCTGTTATGTATTTCAGCAGAGATATCTCCGTGCTTCCGAGCCGCCTCGTGGTAAGGTCGGTATAAACCTTAAGCGGCAGCAGGAGAGTATCGGGTGTTTCCCTTCCGTTTGTCGGGTGGATTACCGCATTGAGAAGGTCGGTAAGGTCGCGCAGGATTTGGTCAGCGGATTTGTTGCGCCATGAAGTCGAACCGCCAGTTCCGTCCGCAGGAAGGGTGGCTTCCGTGATGCCGGGGAAGTCCAGCATTCCATAAGTGCCGCAGTCTGTCGAGGACAGAAGCGTCATCTTGTTGAGTTTGCTTTCATTCGCCCTTCTCGCGGCCAGGGCGCGGCGTTGGTCAAGCCGTTTTTGGGCGCGCATAGATGCGCGGATTTCCCGGATTGAATATCCGAAGCTGTCGCCGATGTCGTATACCTTTGCGGTAAACTCCTCACCGAATACGTCTACCCTCGGATAGTCTTCGGCATAGTCGGCGATAATCTTGGACTCACCGGCCTCAAAGTATCTGCGGTAGGTGATCTCGTTAATTCCAAGCGGCAGACCTCTCGCCATAGGCACCAGCAGAAGCCCCTTGAACTCCGGTGGCTTCGCGTCAAAAGTCCGCGTCATGATGAATTCAGTTTCACGAGCGAAAAAAGCTGCTTCCGCTTTATCCAAGCGGTTTGAAAGTTTGGTATTACCAGCCATTGCTTACTCCTCCTTATTTCATGCCGCGCACTTCAACGCGGGCAAGTCCGTCCTGTTTGTTGCTGCGGAAAAAGCAGCCACAATCATAGTTGCCACCGGGTATGTCGGTGAAAACGCCTTGAGCAATATCGATGTATGCCGGTTCTTTGTCCGAGGGAAAGGCATTGTCGTGAACCAGCGCATAGATGTCGCCACCGTCCCTGACGTTGACGGAGTCGTCAATGTCATAGAAGCCGGTGCCTTTAACAGAGGAAAGTTCGGTATGCTCGGCAACGCCAATGAACTTCATGTTGGTGTCGGCCTGAACGCTGGCCGATGGCTGGCTCGCGCCTTCGGTTACGGTGACAACAACCGTTATGTCAATACCAGGGCCAACAATGGTGAAGGCGTTAACACCCTCAACAATGAAAGCATTAACACCGCGTTCTCCGAGCGCGGTGTTGGTGTCAATGCCCCGGACAATTCGCTCAATGGTTGCGGTGCTGGAATCAACAAATTCGACAACTGCCAATGCAATGCCGTTGATGGTTACTGCGACCTTGTTACCCTGGACAAGCGGCCCGGAGAAAGTGACGGTTTTGGCATTGACGTGCGCCCTGTAGCAATGCTCATCATCGCCAACCATGCCAAACAAAGGCTCGCCGGGATAAAGTTTCTCGCCAGCGGCGTAGGTTCTGGTGTGACCGGAAAGGCCGTGGGTTTGCCCCGCAATAGCTCTTGGCGGTTCTGCGTATAAATCTCTGTCGCTCATGGATTAATCCTCCTCTCCCAAAGCAACGTCATCATCGATGTTGTTGCTCATGCGATACAGCTTGTCCACCATGTCCTGATGGGCAGAACTGGAATCGCGCCGGGTCTGGCCATTGAAGTTCTCACCGGCGACAATGCGGCTCTTGCCGTCTGCGCGGGTCTTGAGGAACTCAACGGTGGCATCGAAGCGAGCCGATACATACGTCTCGTCCTTGCCGTCAAATTTGGATTCGGGGAACACGGAAAGAATGACAGCCTTCCTGATGTCGGAGTCGGTCATGTCGTTTTTGATTTCGACACCGGCTTTCTTTGCCGCGTCATGGAGCGCGAGCTTGCCTTCGATAGCTGCGTCAAGGCGTTTCGGATCATTGAGCGCGTCCTGCGCGACCTTCAATTCCTTCTCCGCTTTGTCGGCGCGAGCCGCTGCGGTGTCACGCTCGGCTTCCAGTTTTGAAAGCGCGGCCTTGTTATCGGTCGCAGCTTTTTCCGCAGCGTCTGCGCGAGTATTCGCGGCATCCGCTTTTTCCTTCATGGTTACGTATGCCTGTACAAATCCATCTGGGGCTTCGTATTCCATGCCGTTATCAAGCCTGTACTTCATAGTCCTATCCTCCTGATTTTGGGCTTGGTCTCCTCTGGTTTCCCCAGAGGGCATATTTACACGGACAGCGTCTCCGCAGTCCAAGTGAATATCGTTGTTATCAAAACGAATTCTCGCAGCGTCACCGGCTCGTGCGCCGTCAACAAGAGCGCAATGGTTATAACGGATATTGCGTTGTATTGCGTCATAATTCATGCCGCACCACACACCAGAGGTCTCCTCAATCTCGCAGGTATACCCCATCGAGAGAGCGAGTTTTCCGTTCTCCGCGTCTTTTATTGCGGCAGCGTCTGTGATTGTTAAATCAATAGAAACGTGAAAACCGTCAGAGCCGTTTCCGCGCCCACGGTCAACCAGCATATCTTCCGGGTACTTGTGTCCATAGTTGTCTACCCAATCCGAAACATTACTTCCGAGGCTTCCTATTTGCAGAACTTTGGCATTGTTGGGATTTACTTTTTCGGAAGGGTGATCATTCGTCATCGGCTTGAGTTTCATGGAGTCCAGGCTCTCTCGTGCAAATACTTCTTCCGGCAGACGTAATTCTTTTGTGGTTGTTCCGTCAGTATTTAGGTATGTGAAAACGCCAACGCTCGTGACAATAGCGCGGCCTGTAAGAAAGCCGTCTCCACCTTTTGTGAATGGCGTTGTCATCCACTTGCCGACATCGGTGGAATCGTACCGTTTTACCTGTCCTGCTGGTTTTGCCATTAAAGTCTCCAAGGCAATAAAAAAAGCCAGCCGGAACAGGGCAGGGCATGAAAACCCTACATTGTTCCGGCTGGCTTCCGTATTCGGTCAGCCGACCAAATCTCATTCTTTAGAAAAGGATAGTCTCAAATGAGATTTCTGTCAAGTGAAAAATGCAAAATTTGTGATTTTTTTTATTGGCCACCGTATCGGCCTGAACCCTGCCTGTTTTGAGGCCTTCCGTTGGTTGGCACGGAGTTCTCGTTATGAAACCGGAAGTTCTTTTCCCCGGTAATCTGAACGAAATTCCCAGGGTCGCCGGTAAAAGCGACCACCACCCGACCATATTCGCCGGGCTGGATTTCCGCGCATAAATCCTTGAATTTTGCCTGTTGTTCTGCCGTTAATTCCATGATTCCTCTCCCAAATCTGGATTTTCAGCATTTTTCCGGCAAAAAACGCTTGACAATCACTATGGATTGCCATATATTGAAACTAGGAGGGGTTATGATTCAGTTCAGCCCTTCCTAGCCGACCCTGCCTTATGGCAGGGGTTTTTTTTACCTCAAATCCATAGTATCCCAAAAGTATATTTTTTCTTCGGCTGTTAACGCATTGAAAGAAACGATAATTTTCCCTGTGTATTCAGGATGCCGTTCCAAAACCATACCAATCCTGCGCCGCGCCTCATGCTTACTTATTTTAGATTCTATGCTTATAAATACATTGGTATCGTTACCTTTCTTTTCTTTGGCATACCCAAATTCCCATTCAAGGGTTCTTGCCTTTCCAGTAATTTCTCTGAATTCATACAATGTCCCATTAACAACGGCATCTTTGAATGTCTCGCCATAGCCTCCACGTTCAGGAATGAGATAGACAGAGTTTCCTTTATTTGCCAGTATCGAAGCCTGTCGAAGTTCTTTTTTCAAAGTCCTTCTTTGCTCGGCACTATTTGGCATTCTTGCTTCTGCTACTTTAACACCTTTCGGTATAACAAGTCCTTTTGTATATTTGTTCTGATTTTTTAATTGGGATATATTAGAAATAAATTTATCATCAGGATATTTTATTTTTACATAATTAGCTGTAGCGGCTTGGTTTTGTGATAACCGTTGAGTTTCAGAAATTTGTTGATTGTTTTGTACATTACTATTATGTGAATTTGCCGTTGGTGGAGACATTACCCTTAATCCTTCACTATTTGGAGTTAGCATATTATAAGAGTTTTCAGAGAGAAGGTCAATTTGTGAATCTGCTTCACCTACTAGTTCCTGCCAATATGCTGTCGCTGTACACCGGCATTGATAGTCCATGCCAGGGTGAAGTTGCACCGCGCCCATAGGTCTATCAACCCATGTCTTACCACCATCATCACTTAAAACCGTGGAATCATCCCAACGGCAAAGCCGTCCGTCCATTGGCACATGGGTAGAACGTACTTTCTCATCTCCAGCAGTTTCCCAGATGTACATTGTTAGCCCTATGCTCTCCATTCGCATTTGGGTAATCTGCCCATTCAGTTTTCCGATCTGGTCTCTAGCTATGAAGTCAGCGCGGGTTTTTGTAATAGTATCATCTAACTTTCGTATTTGTTCCCGCAGAGTTTTTACTGTCGCGCCAGTAGTCACGGCCTGTTCCGTGAGCGTATTTATTTGGCTGATATACCTCTGCATATCGCTGCGGATAATCTGATAATTATTATTTGCCCATGTGTCCCGCGCATCCGGCCACCAGTCCTCGCCAACAGGAAACTCTACACCAAAGATAGACTTCGCGCCCTTCTCGTATTGCCCCTCATTGAAATCAAAAACGCTGTCAGCTATTTTACCAAGCCCCATATATATCGCCGAGCCGGATACCGATTCGTTATCTTCTGGAACGTACTGCCCAAGCCAACCGTTCAGGGAATCAATCATTATTTTGAAAGTTTTACCCGGCACAGCGTCCAAGCGTGTGGCCGATACGGTCTCCGCGCTATCGGCGCGGAAGTCCGTGGAATCGCCGCGCAGGATTTCCTCATGATTTTCTTTAATGTAATTATGGACGTATACTATCATGGGTCTTACCCATGCGCGATAGCTTGAGCCATACCGCGTCTCGGTTGCCAACGGATAAAGCCACCTCTGCGTCTTAATGCCTCGGCTGCGCTGTGCGCGGCTCATTTTCATGCGGTTGGATTTTATTACGTTCACCAGCGCGGCGCGGATTGTATCGTCCATTATTCTTCCGGCTCGCCTTCTGTATCTTCGCCTTCCTGCGGTTCATCTTCCGGCTTGGCGGCTGGCGTGGTTACAACAGGCGGTAATTCAAATTCTTTTGGTACAGGAATATTGTCAAGGGTAGTTCCATATTTGAGGAACTTTACTTGATAAGGCTCAAGAACTCCCATATCAATATAGACCTTGTATGTGTCGGCCTCGATTTTTTCCTTGTCCGCTTTCAACTTCTCAAGCTCTGCCTCCTCCTTTTCGTTCATGGTCTGGAGAGGCAGGAACTCGATATAAGGTTCTTGAATGTTTTTCCACTGGCTTACTATCCGCGCAATCCGTAAAATAATCGGATAGGCTTCTGTGTTTTGCAGGGAGCGTACACCATCGTAATAATTACGCATATCGCTCTCGCCGGTCGAGTTCATGCCGGCAGGGGAAACACCGAATAAGCGCGTTATCGGGTAACCGGTATCAGCAGACACCAACATGAAAAGAATATAAAGAACCTCCGGTATTCCCTGGAAACTTACGGCATCACGAGTAAAGTCCTCCTCCACGTCAAAGAATTGCGACCTGAAAACGGAGCGTGTTAAGTCCATTGCCTCCACGCGGCGCATGAGGATATCTTTACCCTCTGGGCTTGCCAGTATGTCGGCAAGGTTTTTGAACTTAAACTTTCCAATGCTCATTTCCTGTAAAAGCTGGTCTATACTGCCGAGCGATGAGCCGACCGTTTGCAGCCTGTCCTCGGCGCGTTGCAGAACCGATACTCCCCAGAACCGTTGTTCCGGCGACAGCGAGGTCTCCGATTGCCGTGGCAATGTATCGCCGTGAAATTCAATTATGCGGGTGTAATGAACCAGTTGAGTATCTTGATAGGTATCGCCGATGCCAAACTTTACCGGATACAGTTCTGGCAGCCCAAAGCGTGGAAGTGCCGGATTGGTTTGCCATTGAATATTCTTGAAGTCAATCTCGGTTCTGTCGAGAACCTTCAACTTTTCAAACCGTGATATTTTTTTCGGGTTTAATGGCTGCGACATATCCAAGCCGTCAATAACGGAAATGAGGATTGCCGAGCCGCCCTTGAGCCTGTTCCAGTACGTTGCTACTTTTATTTTTCCTAATGCGTCTATCTCCTCAAAAGTAGCAGCATAAATGTCGGTTAATTCCTTTATCTTGATTTCGTCAAGATCAGGAAAGTCGTATTCCCATCCCTCGCGGTACATATCATCGGGCAGGAGTTTCACAATCCGCGCCGCGAGGCCGTCCTCAACGAAAAGGGAATCAAGTTCCTGATCGGAAAGGAGACCGTCAAATACATGGCGCGTTTCTTTTTTCTTGGCTGCTTTTGATGAGTTCAGACCGGAAATTAAATTGCTCCAGCCGTCATGAATGGTCTTGAGTATGCCGGGCTTTGTATCGCTCATATAATCCCCCCTTGGATTATTTTTTGTTTCAACAGCCCCGGCAGATTGTTGAAACTTTTTATTACTTATCTACAATGAGAATTTTCCTTCAAACATTAAACTCCCGCACTCTGGCTTAAGCGTTGTTTCAATTATACGTCCCAAATCACGCAAATACCACCTGTCGCCTCGACCGTTATCTGTATTTATATAACCTAAAAAGTAAATTTCACCAGTTGGGTATGGGTAGTTATAATATTTTTGCAATCCACTTCTTTCATTAGTCAGCCGTTCCACTTCTTTTTTATCTGATAATCTTTCCGCAGACCAATATGGTTTGAGTTTGTCCTCCTTCATTTCGGGTCTTTTCAGAAAGGACATTAAATCCTGTAATACTTCTTCACCGGTCTTTTGATGCCACTCTTTAGGAGCGAGGGGAATATCTTCCGTATTATTAAATATAAACTCATTCAGCTTTTTAATTTCGGCTATACTTTGTGTCTTTCCGCATCGGCGCGGGTGCATTATATGTTGAAACATTATTTAACCTCCTACAATAATTAAATTCTGGCTGTGGGCAGCAGCATAATTATCACATAATATATTAACAGGCATTATTCTAAAACTACTATTTGGATCATTTTTATCATCAATCAATTTAACTGTAAAATCCAACAAGTATTTTGGGCTGTGTATCCTGCCTTCGTCTTTTTCAAGTTTGGTTACATTAAAATTTAATATATCGAAAAATCTTTGATCCGGTTTTTGAAAATCATCAACTATCAATAAATCCATAATTTTATCTCCCATTCAAATATACCATTGCCACTAAAAAAAATCAACTTAATTATCATACAGGGCATCGGTGACGCCCTGCGTATCCCATAGCGCGTACCCTGCGGAAAGGTTATCAACCTGATCGTCATGGCTGCCAAGCGGAAATGCCTCGACCTCCTCCAGCCAATCCTTGAGCCACGGCGCGTTCAGGGGAACATGAACATTGCCAGCCTGAAATATCGGCTCAAGCGGCGTGGCACGGACTACCTTGTCCTTGTTCTCCGGCACGGAATAAACCATGCGCTTGCCGTTCAGTATTTTTCTCAAGGTCGCTATGCCGTCCTTGCTGTCGAGGGAGTTGCCTATGCCGATTTTAACATAGGGGCCGTCCTGCTTTGCGAGAAGCCTAATCTTTGCATCGCGCTCCGGCGCGTTATCCCTCATGCGGACAACATTTTTAATCCAAAGGTGAATCATATTATCCTGTATCTGAAAAGCGAGTAACGTGCCGGAAGTCCAGTCCGGGTCTTGTTTTGCCCTTTGCTTTGCAGTATGCGCCAAGTCCCAGACCCGAAACCAGCGGAGATTTTTCGGGTACTCGGAAAGATTGGCGTGTCGGATAATGCAATCGGTGTTGAGTAAATTGCCTCCGCGCTTTTTCGGGTCAAGCTGCATGAGCGAATAGAAACCGTACTCCCCCAATATGGCCCGGCGTTGGGTGTACCATTTCTTGCTGAACCTCTCCGGGAACAACGTGCCGGAAGCATAACGGTCGCTTAACGCGGGGAACTTCAAAAAATTAAAGTTCGGAAATTCTGGATCATGCTTTTGGCTTTCTTTTATGCGCCCGATTATATCGTCAATGTGCCACGGCGTGGCTAGAACGATGGTTATGGAAACCTCCGCGCCCCTTGTCATAAAGTCATTTGTGAAAGCGTCCCACATCTTTTCGCGCATGGTCGGCGATTCCGCATCAGCGCGGTTCCGGCAATAGTCATCGAGGAGGCCGAGGTGATACCCCTGCCCGGAAAGGCTGCCGAGCAAGCCGCTGGAGAAACACTCCCCCTCGTGGTCTTTTATTTTCCAGTGCGCCCCGCTGCTTGAGCCGGGGTCAATTTCGATAGTTGGAAATAACTCTTGGTACGCTTTTGTCCTGACAAGGTTACGCGCTGTTTTTGAAAAGCCCTCGGTCAACTCCGTGGTGTGGCCGCAGAGAATAACATTGCAGTCTGGGAACAGGCCGAGAAAGTGCGCCGGTAGTTTCCGGCTGATGATTTCGCTCTTGCCGTGCCGAAACGGAACGGTGATCACCCAATAAGTGCTTTTCCCCTGCCGGAACTTATCAATCGCATAATCGATACAGGCGCATATTTGCCGGGTATGGTATCCAACAATGAAAGGCCGCGTCTGGTTAGTCCAGGTATAGGACATAAAATTAAGGTGATGGTCAATGGCCTCCAACCGGCGCAGATACATGAGTTTCCAAATGTCATCATCGGTGATGTCCCTGACACCAGCTGATACTCGTGGCATTTATTCCTGATTTTCTTCACCTAAAAGAGTTATGCGATACTTGCTGATAAAAGGTGTGCCGTTTTTTGCGCTGTCTCGGAGCATATCGAGGGTGTAGCCACAGGCGGTAAATAAACCGCCAATAAAACCGAGTAATAAAAAGAATAATGCAAATATGAAAATCATTCGGTATCTCCTTTTTTGGCCTTTTTAGTCCGGGGCTTGACCGGCGTGGCCGGTTTCATTTCGTCAATCTCTGCCACGGAGGGGAGCTTCCCAAGTTCAATTTCTTTTCTCAACTGCTCCACAAGCGCGGCTCTCTCCCTGGGGTCTGTCGGTATTTCAGTGCCGCTGCCACCACCGAAATTGATCTGTTGCGTGGGCTTGCCCATGATACGGTCAAGGATGCTGTTCGCTGCCGTGAGAGTTCCGGTTTTCATGTCGCGCAGGAAGGCCGAAATACAGAGCGCAACAATAACCGGCAGTTTCGGCTTGTTCTGCTCATTGACCATCACCTCAAGTTCCTCAAGGGTATGTGTCGCAATAATTGTTGTGAAAATGGCAATAAAATCATCGCTGCTGACATTGTTCTGTTTTATCCATGCCTTCAACTGCGATGGCTTCCGGCCCCGGTTCGCCGGTTGGTACGAACTGGAGAACCGTGTCCTTACTCCAGCCGCTAATCCGTCTGATCTAGGCATCATGACACTCCTTCGGATCGCATAACTTGCCTTTCTCATAGCTCGCTTGAGAAAGGCAAATCATCTTCCCATTTTTTCTGGTGCAATAGCCGCAGTCGATAAAGTACCAGCCCTTGCCGAGCCACAGCGAGAAGCGGTTAATGATTTTCCAGAAAAACTCCTTGACGCGCCATATTTCAATGAATATGGTTATCTCGATTAAGCCGTCTGTGCTGTCATTACTGAAACTGATCATAGTTCCCTCCCTGAATTAAGTTATCGCCAGAAGTTCCGGCCTGTACAGCCGCGCATGGGTATCGAATGGCGGTTCCCATGTCGCATATAACTGGTTCTGCGGTGTCCTCCCCGCTTGCCCTGTGGAAACGTCCCGCACCGCAGCGGAAAGCATATCAACGCCGATTTCAAATAACCGCTGCCACAGCGCGTGAAAGTCCTCGGTAATAGAAACGTGAATAAACCTTTGCGCGAGTATGTCGCCTCCGTCCACTTTGTTATTGAGCCAATACACGGTGCCGGCAGTTATCGGGTCTTTCATTGCGACAGTCCAGCGCACGGCATCGCGCCCACGGTGGCGCGGAAGCGCGGAGGGGTGATACCCGATACCGCCATGCCTTACGCGCTCTATCGCCTTTTCCGAAATGTAGTGGTGGCTGTGCGCCGCGATAATGAGTTCCGTCTCCGCAGGAATATCGGTCGATTTTATTTTATCAGCGTGGAGTACCGTTATCCGGTGCCTCAAGGCAAGGCCGTGAACTTTGTCGTAATACTGCCCAGGTTCAGGCACAGCCACGCCGGTTATGGTGTGGCCGTCCTCGATGATCCGTTTCAGAACCGCAGCCCCGAATGACTTCTGCCCGAATAAAAAGATTTTCATTTCGGTGTCCCTCGCGCTCCCAGATACTTGAAACCCTGGACGGCTCGGAAATGGCCTCCGTAACCAGCGTTCATGTGGACGTGGGATTTCGATGTTCGGGAAATGCTTTTCTGGCTTTTCACTTTATTGCCACCGTATAGAACTGCGGAGACCTGCGTCCACTTCTTGCTCCGGCGCAGCGCACCGCAGAGCTGCGGGTGCGAGGTGTGGAACAGGGTCGGATATTTATGCCCTCCGAGGCCGTGGCCGTCAAGATGATATTGGCAAATAAAATCAAGAAATTTCGTACCCACTCCTGCACCCTGCCACTCCGGCATCGTAACCAATCTGGTGGCGCGATAACATTTAACTTCGAACTTACAGGCCACCGCTAAATGACAGGCAAGCTCGCCGTCAACCGTTCCGATAAAGTACCGGGCCGCTATCGGCATGGGAAGGTCTAAATAGTAATGCGGCTTATAATATTTCCAGTAACTTTGGTCGACCTGCTGAACTTCGAGAGTAAACTTTGGCCGTTGACGAAGCCTCCCCCTTTCATACCGACCGTCTTTTGTATCGAAAACCCAATCCGGCTCAAGCCAGTCAAGGACATCATAGTGCGGTGTGAGGAGTACAATTTTCTGGCCGGTGTTTCCGCGCCGCCATTGCTTTTGAAATGCGAGGCTGCCGATACGCGCAATCTGCCGGTCGATAACCGAGGTGAACTCATCGACCACAACCTCATCGGGCCGGTTTATGCAGAGCCGCGCCAGCCCTGCCCTGAACTTCTCGCCGTTGCTCAATACCGCGAATGGACGCAGCCACGAGGGAACGCTGCCGAGGCCAACGCTGGAGAGCGCGGAGCAGACCTCATCGAAGTCGCCTGTTATATCGTCAATAATGGGCTTGCCGGTATCCCACCCTGTGTCAAGGTTGATGATTTTATCCGCGCCGAAAATCTTTTTTCCCAATGACGTTTTACCGGAACCGCTTGGCCCGACAATAACGCCTATCTGCCACTCATCGGGAAACTCGATATTGGCGATGAGGTCAAAGTTACAACCGTTCTCGGCATTGAATAATGATTTTACCCGCGCAGCGCGGTATGAGTTGAAATCTGAAACCCTGTTGTGTACTTCGAATGTCATGTTTTTACCACCCTTACGTTATAGCCCTCGCCAGCCAGCTTGGTGTACACGGCCTCCTGTTGGGCTTCGCTATCGCATATCACGATAACGCCGAACTGCTCCTTGTA